TTGCGCCGAGGTATTCGGCGGCGTTCTCGGTGAAGATTTGCGGTTGCGAAACAGAACCCAATAGGGCGTAGTTTGGCAAAGCGTTTAGCAGGGTTTGGATTGCTTCATCGAGCAACTCGGTCGCCAACTCGTTGACTGCCGGTGCTGCAAGAATTACAAGCTCTAATCCGAGGCTGTATTCGTTGCCTAGGCTAGATGGTTCTAGGTAAGGGCTACCATGGCGCATAACCACGACTGGCGGAATGATTCGGTTTGGAACATATGGGAATACATCCAGCCCGGCATCCTGCAAGACGAGCGCGAACTCTGCCTTGCTCGTGGTGATTTCGTTGGCCATGGTTATACAGCAAACCCGACATACGGCCTTAGCAGCTCGTAAGCCGCAGCCATTGGGTCTTTACCGACGCGAACAGCAGAGCCACTCATGTCGGCAAATTGGGTTACGCCGCCCGGTGCTTGTCTGCGGTGAAAGAGTTCCGAAGCAGTAATTAGAACGGATTGGTCCTTGATGTACGCAGGTACATTAGTGAACGATCCGATGTATCTAGTTACTAGCGCAAGGCCAGCGTCAAGGCAGTCGTCAACAAAAGACGATACTTCCTTAGTGCCAACATAAGCGCGGAACTCTTCCACCGAGACAGCCATCAGAAACCTACTAAGCGGTTACATCGAGCTTGACGATTGCCGATGCGAATGGAACGGTGATCGCAGCGAATCCGTAAAGGGATAGCGTGTCGGTCAAGGTCGATACATCGGTGTCAGTCAGGCGAGTTCCCGAGCCGTTTGACTCGACAACCTGGAGGGCGCGGCTGTTTGCTAGGTAAGCAAGTCCGGTGCCTAGGCTTGGGTCAACAACTACTGGGATGCCCCAGATTGAACCGGTTAGGTCGTTGTTGGCGGTAGCAAAGGTGTTCGAGCCGTCGTTGTTTACATTCACGATTGGGCGACCGCTGGAGTCAGCAATCTTCATGAAGTACTTGTACGAGTCAGCCGAGCAAAGGATGAACTCTGCGTTTAGGCCCGAGTTGCTCTTGATGTACTTGACACCATCGATTAGACCCTCGATGACCGAAGCAGCGGTTCCGCCGTCTAGGTCCATGGTCTTGCCGGTGAAGTCAAGGGCAGCGATTGCAGCCTTTGCGGCGGTGTTCGTAGCGTTTGCGTAAGCGATTGCTAGAGCGTCGAAAACGATGCCGGTGTAGTCAACAGAACCGCGCAAGATGGCCTGCTTTGAAACGGTCGTGTAACCGCCGTAGGTCTTGACTGCTGCCGAAACATTGTCGATGGTTAGGTTGCCGAACGAAAGTGCTTCGTTCTCTGGGTCCTGCTCGCCGACTGCGAGAGTGTTAGCGGTGATCGCTGCGTACTCGACGGTCATGCCGGTTGCTGGAAGAACAGCCTTTGACCAAACATTCCACGATGGTCTGTTTGATTCGATTAGCTTGTTGATGTAGCCAAGGTAGCCAGGAGCTGCGAAAGTGTCGGCCGAGGTCGAAGCGGCGCGAGCCAATTCGATTGCTGCGGTCTCGCCTTTGGCGTAGCCCTGAACGAACTCACCGAATGAACGATAAGCCATGTAGCCAGGAGCGGCTGGTACTGCTGGGGTAACGCTCGACTCAACTACGCGACGAAGTTCTGCAACTTCATCCTGTACTGAACGAACATCGAGTTCAATGTTCTCTGACATAGACTCTCCTTCGATTGTTGGGGTAGGGATGTCCTCTAGTAGCTCTTCGAGTGTTACCTCTTCGAGTTCTTCGCGGACTTCGGTTATGTTTGCCCCTGCGTAGGCAGGGAACGGCACGACCGAGACCTCTTTGAGAGAGACCTTGGTGCGTGTAATCGTTTGGCCGTCGCGTGTCTGTTCGACAGGGACAAAACCAACCGAGAACTTGTTTAGTGCGCCATCGCGCATAAGGGTTAGGACATCGTTACCGAGTGAAGTGTCGGAGACCTTTGCGGTGATCTCGAAACCCTCGTCGGTCTCACGCCCGGCCGTTACTACGCCGATAGGTGTCTCGTGGCCGTAGAAGAGCTTCACATCGGTGATGTCTTCAATAGAACCAGGGGCGAATCGTTCGATGTATGAACCGCCGATGTTAGTGTCCTGGTTGAATGGAACAGCAATACCGGTGATGGTTCGCTCTTCTACAGCGTCTAGGCGCAACTCGATGTCGCGTGTTTCAATGTCCATTAGGCTTGGAAACCCTCCTTGGTTGCAGCGTATTCGGCGGTTACGATACCGGCGTCAATCGCGGTTTTCCACATCATAATTCGGGAAGCCTTGTCTGCTTGGAACAGGTCTTCCCATAGGAACTCGACTCGAGTGCCGCGTGGTAGGCAGTTCGAGAGTGCGTCTTGGATTGGGCGTGTGTACGCCATGAGGGTCTCGCGGTAGAACGCGTGTTCCTCGTCGGTTAGGTTGCTGTAGGTGTCGCTAGTGCCATCGACACCGGTTACGAGCTTGCGAGCAGGAATGCCAAAGAGTCGGGCGATCTGCTGAACAGACTGCTTCGAGATTTCGGTGAACAGCATATCTGCTGGCGAGTCCGAGATGGTCTGGTATTCAAACCCGTTGCCAATTACGGCCAGTTGGCGAGTGGCTTGCATTTCCTGCCAGCGTGTACGGATCTCATTAGCGTCGGCTGCGTTTACTTCGCCGTTCCGCTTCAGGATGCCGGTCGGTACGCCCGAGGCGCTGAACCAGTTGCTCTGGAAGTCTCGTAGGTCGAGTGCGGCAACAATGTCTGCCGAGCAGATGTTGATTGGGCTTGGAGCCTTTAGCCATCCGGCGCGAGGGAAGAGCTGCAAGTGTTCGACTCTGGAAGCCTCGTATTTCACGCCGCCGATGTCGTAGTACCTGGGTGAAGTGATGTCCTCGGTGTTGGTTAGGTAAACATTTACCGATGAGGATTGGATCAGGGTTACTTCGGTTACGACTCCAGCTGCGTTGATTGACTTGACCCAGAATGCGTTGCCAGTTAGAGCCAATTCTGAAACGGTCGCATAGAGGAACTGCTGGCGGTTGAAAGTGAATGACGGCTTATTGATGAAGCCAGAGTTCTCGACATTCATCTCCATGCCGGTAGCAAAACGCTTGGTCTGAATGCCAAGGTTCGAGACTGAAGTGGCAAGTATCTGAACGCTTCGCCAGACAGCGGTCAAAGACAGCGCAGATTCAGGCGTGGCTACAGAAGACGAGCGCGGAGGAATAGACGGAGTTACCGCCCGGTTCTCGCGAGAGGATGAGGTAATGCGTTGCCAGATACTTGCCACATAAACACAATAGCCGAATAATATTTATTATGTCAACCTAGAACACGCCGATGGCCGAAACTTCTTTTGTGCTGGCCACAAAGTAGGCATAGATGGTTGCCTCGAGTGCGTCGATGTCGCCGTAGGAGTCTGACCGACTAATCGCCCAGGTGTCGCCCCGGTGCTTCGCTACGCCTCGAGAGTGCTGCGCGATCAGCAAAGGTTCGTTGCTGTGCAGTAGTTTGCCAGTCTCGAACGCCGAATAGATTTGAGCGCAAGCGCTGGCATATTCGCCCAGGCTAAGTTGCCAAACAATGTAGCCGGCATCTTTTAGGCGGTGCGCTAGTTTCGGCGCTGTGCGTGAACCCATGACAATAGCCTTAGCCTTGTGTTTCTTGTACAAGTCCGTTAGATGGGCGTACAGCTCGTTTTCGGATGGTCTGACAAGAGACGAGACAAGTTCGGTGTTTACGATGTCGCCATCCTTTTTTGCAGCTGCGATTGTGGCAAATTCCCATTTCTGGGTTATCGACAAAGACAGGACAGCGCCCTCGGTTTCGGTGATCCCGTTACCGACTGCTCGATGAAACAGAGCCGATGGCAGCCAAGACTCGGTAGTGCCAGCAATGAACTGATTTAGGCGGTAGCGCCGCGCCTCATGTTCGGGGATGGTGGCAAGGTCGGACATTACGCGATCTAGTGGAATGCGGCCACATTCAACAGCCGGGTTGCTTGCCAGGATGCTCTCTGGGTCGAGAACCTCCGCGCCATCCGGCGCAGTCCAGTTGAAGAACCCGAAGCGCTCTAGTTCAGGGTCGCCGTTGACTGCTCGCTCGCCCTGCTTGTAAAGGTCGATTAGTGTCTCGCTTGTTTCATCGCCAGCGGTCGTAATGCCGATTACGATGCCGTCATTCTTCTGCGAGGTTCCCATAACGACTGCGGTCCACATTCCGCGCTTCCAAAGGTGCAGCTCGTCGGCTAAAACCGTGTCAAGTGGCAATCCCTGAAGTGCCGACTCTTTGGCCGGGCGGATGTCGTACCTGGAGAGACCATCGCTTGAAAGGATGCCTCGGCGCTCGGTGGCTTTCTTGAACTTCTTCTTTAGCGTCTCGTTATTGAGGATGGTGTGCAATACGCGCTCGTAGATGATGCGAGCCTGTTCCGCGCTCGAGGCCAGCGACAAAGTCTGTCCGTTACGCATAGCCACGCCCCAGAGTCCGAGCATGGCGCCCAGCAAAGACTTGCCAGACTGCCTCGGGATAGAGACGACGACCTGGCGATACCTTAGCCGCCCGGCTTTGTTCGGATCAGCATGGTCGTCTGGGTAGCGTTCAAGGATGGCCCTAAGCAGCCAAGACTGCCACTCGTCGAGCTGCAAGCCGTCAGCGTTGTCCATGTCGCGGTAAGCAAGGGCGACTACTTGGAGAAGCCTGTCCCCATCGGTAGGGAAGTCTTCGCTTAGAGGCTTAGTGTATTGCGCTGGGTACAGCATTAGCGCTTACCAAACACAACGACGGCAGATGGAAAAGGTGCAGAGTTTTTGTGTCCACCAAACTTTAGTCGACCTCTAATAAATCGGACTTCTCCCTCAATCACATAATCGTGCCAATAAGCGGTGTCAGTTCTAGCTGGGATCAACATCACAACGACATGACCTCTAGCCCCAGTTTGATAAGCCTTTTTTATCCACTTGCCTATCTCTCGCCCATAAGGAGGATTACACCAAACGATGCCCTCCCAAACTTTGGAAAGACCATCATCTTCCTTAGTAAAATACTTTTCGCACTTCGCATTTTCGGCGCTGGCGCATACATCAAGAGTGAATCCAAATTCATCGTTTAGTTTGTCAAAGAAGTCTTGAGGGGTAGCCCAGTTGTCCGAGGCGCTACTAAAGTGGACACTCATCGTTTCAACAGAGCCTCAAGCGGATCGACCTTTTCGACAGCGCCAACCATGGCCCGGAGTTCGTTCAGAGTCTTGCGGAGTTCCCCAGCAGTAGAAGTTTCGCCCTTGTCGTCGTATCGCGCAGCGAGACCCAGCGCTAGGTCGGCTAAAACTTTTGTCTCAATGTTTAGGGGTAGCGTCTCGATGTAAGCTCGGGTGCTTTCGTAAACCATGGTTCCTCTTTCGGTCGGTTCGGTTCTTCAACTGGACTGCGCCGGATGGCGCGGAGGTTCTCGACCCAGAGAGCATCCTGGCAAGCAACCCGGCTGTTGAATGTGGCCGCATTCCACTAGATCG